AAGGGAAGACAAGATTAGTAGTATTAACCTATCCCCATGTCTTTCATACTTAGTGATACGCTATCACGCTTGGCATCATATGGACGTGGTGCCTTGCGCTCGGGTGCTACTTCCTTAAACCACCACTTGATGATAGCAATTACGGACTTGTCGGATCTGCCATAAATTTCTTGGTCAGGTGTGTTGCAGTCTCGCTCGTACAGGCTTACGACTCTGCTACTTCCATATCCTTCGACTATTACTTTCCCGTATGGGGTCAAAAAGACCTGACGGATTTCGTCTGTGAGTTTAATTTTCATGTTTTTTATTTTTGGGTTGTGAGATTTTTTACGATCTCGATTTGATTCTACTCATTGTAACGTAGCCCCCTCGACTTGTCAAGGATTATTTTTTAGGGGTGTTAGTTATTGTGTGGTTTTTGGGTGGTGTGCTACCGATCAAACAGTAGCACGTTAGAAATTAAAATTATTTTTTGGGTGTTAGTTCATGTGTTTAATTTGGGTTAGTGTTAGTTCTAGAAATTCCAAAGCATTCTTCATGTATTCATAGTCATCATCAGTAGGCGATGCGTTCTTGATACAATCCTTAGTCCATGCTATATCTTTAATAGTTTTTGCTATCAATCTTTCACGTTCTAATTCTATATGTTTTCGCATTGTGATCGTCATGTTTTTAATTTGGGTTAGTGGTTTAGTTATGTAATGCCCTAGCAGATAGGGCAAAGTTAGTTTGTTCTAGCCCCTGTAAAGCTAGTTGTGATTTTTCATAGTCGGTTAGGAAATCTTGGAAGACTAGATCGGTGTCTAGTTCTTCCTTAAAATCTATATCAAAATCAGCATACTCTATATGTTGATTAGGTGAATCTATGTATTGAGTCCAATTACTGCGTAGCCATACTTGGAAATCATGATCATAAATGTAGCGTAGTTCTTCAATGCGTTTAGTTATCGGATCACTATAGATATATTCATCTAATAGTTCTTCGCTATCTTGCTCGATGATAGTCCATTCTAAATCGCTATGATTTTCATCACATATTAGAGGGTAATCTTCTAAGCCTAATAAACTATCTATCAATTCGCTAGGGTATTCTTCCCCTACTTCTATCTCTATTCGTCCACCATAGATAGATCCCCTATCATTTAGCGCGTCGAGATTATGCCCTAGCATTTTGCATATCACGTTATAGTTGCTCATGCTTACGGTGCATTCGTAATCTACCGATATATAGATCGGTGTTACTTCGCCTTTGTTATCCTCAAAGTATTTATTTTGGGTATCCTCTTGGATTGTGTGATTATAGATTAGCTTGTCGGCTATTTCTTGAGTCAGTATTTTAGTTGTCATGTTTTTAATTTGGGTTAGTGGTTTAGATTGTATTGAGGGAAAAAGGGGAAACCGCTTGACAACAATGCGTTAGCTTGAACAACAATGCGGTCTTCCCTAGTTAGTTAGTTACTCTATTGTATGAGTAAAGACTACATGTTTATTCTCAAAGTAAGGGGGTTTCTTTTTGCTTAGTTGGATCAAGTGGTTAGCTATGTAGTTCCAATAGTTCTCGCAGATATTATCCTCTTGCTTTTCTGTTAGGTTATCGTGCATACCCTTTTCTCTTAGTTCCCATTTAGCTAGTGAGATTATATCTACATAGTTATATGGTATATTTATAGAAGAGGGTAGCCCCTGCAGGTATTCGATTAAGGATTTTAATTGCCCTACCCGTTCAGTATTCCACCCGTATTCGCTATCGAATTGCTCGAAGAAATACGCTATCTTCTCTGTTGGGGTTTTCGGATCTTGATCGTAACCCTCAAAAGATAGGGCATTCATTAAGTAATTGTGAATTGGTTTCATGTTTTTAATTTGGGTTAGTGGTTTATGATTCGATTTGATCGCTATCTATAGCGCCTAGTAGTTGGTCTAGTTCTTCTATTAGTGTAACTAATTCTCTGGATTTGTCAAGTAAATCCTCCTGTATTTCTGCGATCCGTAAGCCGATAGGTGTTGCACCGTTGATGTCTTCGTATGTATCCTCAATGGTTACGCCGTCGATCTTGAATTGGTGGGGTAATTGCCTAGCTTTTACGCTGAGTGTGTTATCCACTATGTTCTTGAGTAGGTCATACGCGCACGCGCGCATTATTTTATTAGGGTTATGTGTCATGTTTTTACTTTGGGTTAGTTGTTTCTGTGTAGTTTTTTAGTAGCTTGTCGAGTGCTTCTATTAGTTTCTTATCTTCGGGTGCGAATAATTCAGCTGATCTTCTAAGTTTTAGTAACTGTTCATATTCTTTCTGATCCTCTATTTTTTTAGGTAGGACGAATCGGGTTTTATTTCTTTCTATTTCTAGTTGATAGTCATACATTACTTTAATTTGGGTTAGTGGTTAGTTGTTCCTCGCATTCGTGATCGTCCTGTGCTTCCTTTAGTGTTACGCGTTCCGAGTAGCGTTCGCATAGGTCGCAGTTAGGACAATAGAATACGGTGTCTAATGTTCCGTCATCGATTAGGTGTAGTGGGTTAGTCATGTTTTTAATTTGGGTTAGTTGTTATTCGCTATCGTCATCGAAACCGTTAGCTTGGTTTACTTTGAGTTGATCGATTGCGTTAGGTTTAGTAAAAGTTATCGTATTGAATCCGACAGTGGCTATTTTCCAACCGTTAGCCTTATACCACTCGGATTCTTCTATTCCTGTAATGGTGTCGGTATGGATTGTTCTAAAATGTAGATCTTGTTTCATGTTTTTATTTGGGTTAGCTAACTTTTAAATCCTCTATCATGGATAGTGTAGATTTTAAGTTTAGAAAATCTTGGGCATACTTTCTATTCTCGTCAAAAGTTATGGCAAATTCAGCGCGCAAGTATTTATTAAATGCTATCCATACTGTTTGTAGTTGCCCTTGTCTTTCTTCCAAATCTTTTGTGTCCTTGTATATCTTGTGGATATTGACTACTTCGTATGCGACTATGCCCCATGCCATTTGCGCATGCTCATCGGCTCTTTCTATTATTATGCTATTTTCCATGTTTTTTATTTGGGTTTTGCGATCAGATCGCGAGAATGGGTTTTTAGTTATTACGGGATACCCTAACCCTTTTGTCATTATTTATTTGTTATTGTTGGATCAGGCGAATTGCCTTTTCTCATGTTCTTATTATCGGCTAGACTTGTCAAGTAATCAACAATAAAATGGGAAAAATTATCGAGAAATAAAAATAGTTTCCCCTGATCAGATCGATTATCTGTGGATAGGTCGAGGCAATAGGATATAGGATATGCTGAAAATAAAGGCACCCATTTAGTGCTAAATAATAAGCACCGATATAGTGCTGTATAAAAGGCACCCATTTAGTGCTAAATAGAATCTAGAGAATCCCACAGATGCCACAGAATCGGGGGTGCATGGGGGGAAGCCGAGAACGCGGTCTCTATATATACCCACTCAGATTTTTGTGTAATTTTATAGAGATCCACTTCCCACAAGACAAACATGAAACTCGTGGGAAACACCGTACTCAAGGTGGAGCTAAGATAATCAAAGCTCATGGAAGGGAGTCTTACAAACCCTTATAGACTAAAATAGAAGTATATATCCTCATAATAACACTAGGGGTAAGTGAGCCTAGTTCTACAAGTGAAATTATTAGATATTCCTACAATATCTAAGGTAATGCTATGCGCTGTGAAGCTATTAGGAACTAGACTCTGTAGGGAAATATACTAATAATAATACTACTTATCCCCTGTATCCCGCCACCACGAACCCCATAGTAATATCTCAAACTCCACTATTCTAGTAGCAATTCATGTTTATTTTAAATCCAAGTATTCGAGGGCTTAGAGAATCCTATGGCGTTCTCCATGAAGTTATCTAGTTCCTCTTGTAGCTTCTGATTCTTGTCCTCCTGCATACGTCTATCTACGTCTTGTCCTACAGATTCTACCCAATAATTAGCCGCCATAGACAATACCTCTAATCTATCGTCGTGTGCTAAGGCTCCTCTAGCTGTTGTAACCCTAGTTAGCTGATGGAACAGTCTATATTGGGGTGCTTTTTCAGGAGGAAGGTGTCTAGTAGAAGAATAATCTTTGTCTATCAGGTCAGGAGATATAATGATCTTATGTTGATTCATCAATGGTTCTAAGGTCTCTATGATCCGACGCTCCTTTTGTGTCGAGTGTCTTACCTCTGATAGAGCTACAGGGTGAATCTTGGTTAGGTAAGGTTTTAATAGTTCATTAAACATACCATCACCGAAGTTAGACTCCACCTGAATCTCCTTGACTGAGTACTTCTTGGCTAACTCAGCTAACTCAGTCAGGGTCTCTGTGGTGTAGCCTCCCTTTACCCCCGAACATTCGTGGACATACAGGAAACCGTTAAGCATAGACATAATGCAGTAACCTGTTTCGTCGCTACCCCTGCCTGATGGGTCAATGGTCATTACGGTTCCCCTGTAAGGTATCCATTCTCCGTCGATAGCCTGTGGCATATAGAAGTAATCCCCACTAAAACCGACAGACGGTAGGTTCTTCAGCACCTTCTCAGGAGAAGTACTATGTATTACCTTCTCAGGTGCTTTATCTATGTCTATATCCATAACTATAAAGTCCTGTAGCTTTAGCGGGTATCTATTCCCATCAGATAACGACGGATCTAGCATGAACTGCAACGCAAAGCCGCTCCGTCCGTAGGATAGCTCACGTTCTACTAGGTCATCTTCGTCAAAACGCTTAGGGTCTACAGGCTTTCCTGCCAATGAGGGGTCATCAGTAAGAGCATCTAGGATATACGGAGCTAATGTCTTACCATAAGTAGATAGTTTATTCTCTGTAGGATACCTGCCTGTCCATATACGAGGCTCATAGCCACGATCAGGGAGTTGTTTGTATAAAGACATCTCTGTTTGGTACGTTCCGAGATACCGAACCTGACCTTCAGGCTTCAATACTGAGTCAAATTCCTTCACTAGGTTACCTAGCTTGTCTCGCATTCCCTGTGTTTCCGAATTGCCTAATGACTCCACATCATCTGCCACAACTATGTCGGCACGAGAACCTGTGATTTGTCCTGTAATTCCAACAGACTTTACAGATGGAGCATGTGCCGCAGGGGCAGGACCAACATCGAAGGCTATCTTGGAGTCTCGTTGATCGGGCTTGGCTTTGAGGTGGGCAAGTATCTCCATCTCGTTAATAAGCCGTTGGGTGAATGTAGAGAAATCGTCAGATCTTGTCTTTGACGCAGACACCACAAGGATATTAAGTGCAGGATCTAGTAGCAGTTTCCACACAACATAGGCTGATGTCAGATAAGACTTACCCACCCCGCGATACGCTAGGATAATCTGACGGCGAGGACCATGCTGAATATGATACGCTATATCATACTGTACAGGGGTAGGCTCAGGTAGTCCGAGATGCTCCCACACAAGGTAAACAAAGTTTCTAAAGTCCTTCAGTTCTTCAGGAACTTGCACTACGCTTCTTTAGCTTCTGTAAATGGAAGAGCTTTAACTAGATTCATCATCGGTTTATTCTCTTCTATATCAGTAGTTATATTATTATCCTTTAGGAATTTGATTGCGGTAGAAATATCAGCAGTAGACGCTTCCCCTGAAAGCAAGCGATCTAATAACTCCTTAGCTACGTTGTCGTGAAGTTTCTCTAAAAGAACCTTAGTATTGTCATTACTCATCGTTATAATGCACCCATGTGCTTTTACAGTATAGCATATTCTCTAGCATTTGTATATGGTTATTTCTCCTGAAGAATTTAATAAGAACGTCGAAGATATGAGAGTCGAGATGAAACATCTCAAGTCTGAGGTACGCAAAGCCTATAACAAGCTGTCTAAACAGCAATCAACGGAGGCGTTAATAGGAGAAGCTGTGCAAGATGCGCTAAAGGGGGTACGAATAACAACCGCTCCTGCCCCGAAGGGGAAAGAAAAAAGGACAAAAAAAATCAAGAATGCCCCCGAAGCGTGGCTATGTCTCTCCGATTGGCAGGTAGGTAAGGTAACTGAGACCTATAACTCCCAAGTAGCTACTCGTCGTGTCCATCAGCTTACTAATCAGGCGGCGGATCTGATACGAAAGGAGAAACCCAAGATACTGCACATCATTCTGCAGGGAGATATGGTAGAGGGAGAGGCGATATTTGCAGGACAGCCCTTTGAGATAGACGATGATCTATGGACACAATCAGTAAAGACAGTACCTAAGCTCATTACCCACGTCATTACTAAGCTGTCTCCTCTAGTGCCTAA